TGTTCTCGTATTCCAGGTCGTAATACAGTCCATTGCACACCACCGATCCCTGGTCATTGCTCTCCACGATGATGTACGCCTTATTGTACGTCTTGGCATACTTGTAGATTGTATCTGGGAAGATGAGAGGGGAGACCATTGCGTCTCGATATGACGCCACAACCTTGAATGGACGGGCAGTCACATCGATGATCGAGAAGGTAGAGAAGTCCTGGTTCCGTCCCTTGGCTACGTCTACGGCCATCACGTAGTTGTGATCCGCGATCGGTTTCTCATACACCTTGACACCGTTCTGAGTATAGATGGGATTCTCGGCCTTGAGCGATAGGAGGGTCTCTGCGTTGATCAGGGTGTTTCCGGTACCGTGGAAAGAGTTGCCGAACTCTTGCTGGAACTGAAGCTCAGAGGTATTGGCCACGGTCTGGCGTTTCCATTCCTCGTCTCGGCCCGGTACATCCCACCAATCGACTCGAAACGGCTTGAACTCGTTGATGCCCTGTACGGCACCTTCCCAGATCTTATGGAACTGATTGCCGACGCCATTGGCCGTCGATGTGATGATGACTCGAGAGGTCTTACCCGATGAAACAACGGGATAGGTCGAGGTATAGAAAGTCGTGGCATTCTCAACGAAGGCAAATTCGTCCATGAACAGTAGGTTGACCGAGAGACCGCGGATCGAACTACCAGAGGTAGCAGCTGCAATGATTCGAGAGTTGTTGCTGAACTCGATCGATCCTTTGTTCAGCGCTCGGCAACCTGGTTGCAGGAAGAACGGTAGATTCTCCAGCGCCAGGGTCACACGAGCCAACATCTCTCGAGCGGTGGCCGCTTTATTGGCCAGGATCGCGATTGTCTTATCTGGCTGAAAGAGTGCAAACCACAACAGGTAAATGACCGATGAGATCGATTTACCAGACTGACGGCATGCCAGAACGATGGAGAATCGATGCGTGTTAAAGTGCTCGAACATCTTTCCCTGATAGGGATACGGTTCAAACGCCACCAGGCCTCGGTCCAGAGAAATCACCTTCACGTAGGTCCGGGCAAAATACTCCGGATCTTTCATACACTTCAGGTACTCCGAGACCTCGATCTCGGTAAATTTCTGCTGGACTCCGTCTCGCTTGACGCTCGGGTTGCCTAGATACCCAAGTTCAGCGTTCTTGACGAACATCCCTTGGTTGTTCTGCGGCTGCGACATTTTGTTCCTTTAATTGAGAAATCAGATGCTTCTGAAGATCCGTGGTCGATCCCAGAAACAGGTTATTCTGTGTCAGAGACGGTTTTTCTGATTGTACTTTTTCTTCTTTCTTCTGTATATCTTTCTTGGCCTTCTGCAACGCCATCAGTTTGTCGGTCATATCAGACGTGTTCTTCAGCATATTACTGAGAACCTCAAACGCCCGTGGATGTTCTGATTGCATCGCCAGACTCAGCATCTGTTCGATAGCTTCGTTAGACTTGCTGACCAGATTACGATACGTCTCACGAGAGAACTCGTAGTCATCCTGGATATGATCTGCCGGCTTCTCTGGCAAAGGTTCTGGCAGGTTCTCCTCTAATCTCTTTATCATCTCTTTTGATTTGTCCATGATATAGAAGAGGAGGGGTTAATTGAAGTCCGTGAACGGAATAATCTGAGTCGTGATCGTACCAGTCGGCGTCAGCTGCTCAATGTCCAGGCGTTCCATCCCATCGAGGGTCGTAGGATTACGGAAATCCACCAGAACGTTCTGAATCACTTCCTTGTTGTTGACCTGACCGTAGAATCTCAGACGAGTCTCAAAGTCCAGAGTGTAGATGATGGCACGACGCTGAATGAAGTCGCCCTCATAGTCCTCATTCATCTGAACTCCAGTCAGAACGAATGGCACATCGGTCTTGAGGTTCAGTTCGTCCAGGTCTTTAATGGTAACCGTATACTCCGGTTGAAAATGAGGAAGGATCTGCTCTAGAACCTGCAGAGCATCATCCTGATTCTTCGCCATGATGGAAAGCTGAAGTCCCATGCGGTACGGGGCATAGGTACGAATGACCTTGCGGCTAGCCGGATCCGTTGCGGCAAAGGTCAGCGTATTGTTACGATTGATCTTTGTGCTTGCATCGTACGTCAGAGTGGTAATCTCGAATGACATACGAGGAAGCTTCATTGCAACCTTCGTATTGTCCAGATTTGGTTGTTCATCTAGACGAGCCAGGAACTTCTGTTTAGGTCCATACGCCAGAGGAACGCGCGTAATGTTTACGACAGAACCATTTCCGTCTTTCCGTACCACAGAAATGTTGTTGAATAGCGTTCCGAAGACGGACACCATCTTGCGAATTGTGGCGTGATAGTAGTGTCCACTAAACATTTGATGGGTCTCCGAATGGATTGCTCTCCGTAAAGTCGATGATGGTATCCGCGGTCACCTCCATCGCACGGTTCTGTGCACCCTGAGCATTGTTGACAAATGTCAGATTTGTCTGAGTGTTGTCAATCTCGTATGCCACTGTGATATTCCATTGTGCGCCAGATGCGAGACCGACCAACTTATCAGTGGCGCCAGTCGTGACTCGAAATTTGGCAAACTCTCCAGCATTAGTAGAGATTCCGCCGATTGCAATCTTGTATGCAGCAGTCGGTGACTCCTTGTCGATCTTCAGAATCTTTCCGTAAATTTCCTGCGCCGGATTTCCTCCGGATGCCGGTACCAGAACCTGTTTGACATCCTCTCCAACGGTGAAGAGAGGTCCGGTACCGTTGATCTCAAAGAAGTATTCTGTGCTGAACTGGCGCTCTAGCTTATCGAGTTCATCGATACCAGTCTTGACTTCCTCATTAGAGTATTCGAACAGTTCGCAACGGAGTTTGTAGACCGGAAACTTTGAGAGCTGGTAGAACGGAGATTGGTGATCCACGAACTTGATCTCCATGAAGCTCTTTGAGAGAGGCAGATAGATCAGATCTCCTTCAGCGGGGCGGCTCGAGATGATACCGTTGTTCCAGACTCCGACGAGCTTGTCCCAGGTACGCTTCGCGACCACGAATGTGGCCTGGTCACGAATCTCTAAACCAAACTTCGTCATGAGAGCGCCATCACCCTCGAATCCGTCGACGTTCTCCAGGTACATCTCGACCATATAGGCGTCGTCAAACTTTGATTCGATGGCCTCGTTCAGAATCATATCACGAGAGACCATGTTACGCGGCAGGTAGTAGCAGTCCTGCCCGTAAATCTTCAACGACTCTACGATCAGATCCTCGTAAAGGTTCTGCTCGGACTTGACGTTCTGAGAAAAGTATACGTTGCGAGCCATGGATTATCCCACGAAGAAGTCCACTGGCTTCTCGTACTTCAACTCCATCTCGTCCTCGAGCTGTTTGATTTCTTCGATTGCTTCCTGGTAAATTTGTTGGCCATTCATCGTGACTCCACCTGGAAGTTGGATTCCTTCGAACTTCTTTAGGTTAATACCCCACTGGCGCTTGATGAGAGCTGTGGTGTACTTCTTCAGAAACATATCGTTGTAGATGTCGGTGTAGGTCTCAGGATCGATCGCAGAGTACGCATCGACTAAAACGTATTCACCTGCCGCGGCACGATATCCCCAGTCAAGATCAATGTACAGGCGATTCATGTGACGGTTGAATCGTACTGGCGGAACACCGTTCAGCTGCATATCCAACATCTCCAGGAACTGGCGAGTCATCTCATAATTGACCAGAGCGCCGGCATACTGAAGATCGTAAACGTCATTCAGGTGCATCTGATAGCGAGCAGACCACATACCTGAGGAGGATACGGTATTGTTAGCCAGAGGAAAGATACGAGACACGAACAACAACTGATCAGGAATATCGATGTATCCGTCAGTGATGTTCTGCTGAGTCAACTGATGCTTACGGTAATGGCGAATGATCGCATCCGAATGATACTCGCGGTAAAATTGAATGGCCTCATCCACGCGATCAGACACTTGATCGTCATCGATGTTGATCTCGATTACTGGCTGACCGAGCGAACGCAGGCAGTAATCGATAAGAGTTTGTCTGGAATTAGGTGAGGCCATTTAGTATTCCTTATGTGGAAGGCTGTACTGGAATTCCTGGAGATCCTGGGGCCAATGCAATTCGAATGCCTCTGTTATTTGATAGAGGTAATACTTGGAATTCTACGTCTTTAAAGGAAAAAATAGTTGGCTCATTATTCGCCTGCTGCAATTTTTGCTTTGCCAAACTATTTAATTCATCCCTTTCCGCAGGTGTCAGATGATCTACAATCGTTGTTCTTTTTGCCTTTGGAGTAATAAAATAAATTACTAAATTTCCATCTGGTGGGGCCAATCGCGCATAATATTGGGCTCCACTATACGCAAATCTGCCGTCATAATGGGTAACGCTTTCCTCCGCAAGTTTTCTGAGTTCAACCTGCTCATTTTCTGGATATGTGGATAAGTCTATTGCTTTCATCGGAGGAATTGATTCAATTTTTGGCTGCGGTGGCGGAGTTTTCATTTGCTCCTCTGTTAACATTACCTGAAGTTCAGGACCCCATTTATTTACAGGGCACGCTGCGGCATCAACGTGTGTTTTCTTTTCCATGAAGCATCCGCACTTTAGACAGCGATTATCTCGGAAAAATTCACAACCCTGACAAATTTGTAATCTCGCATATGCCTTATCTGCACTTGCAAGTAGCGGTTTACCCTGTAAAACGGATGCGGTACCGCTTACCCAGACCTGTTTAGCAAGATTACGAGCCTGCTGAAATAAGGATGGAAAAGAAGAAATGTCTTCTGAAATAAGTTGCTGACGAGCCTGTTCGATTTGTTCTTCAGTGTTCATGATAAAATTTTATGTGCAGGTGCCGTTCGGGGCATAATTTGTCTGATCGTATACGGTATCATATCCAATATTGCAAGTACACGTCTGGCCACACGCCGTCGGCCAGCACGGACAACCATTTTGAATACAGTTATCAATATCGCTCTGATCGCATTCTGCACGGCATTGATATTCAGAATTGCAATCTCCGGAACAATCCACTTGGCAGCAATTATCGGTACAGGTTTCTGTTCCGTTACAAACCTGCGAACATGTTCCGTAATTTACATGATATGCCCCGCTGTAAATTGTATTCACTGAATTCCACACTTTAAATTTATAATGAGCAGCTTTATACTTTGTTGCGCCACCAGTATAACTTCCATCATTTGATGCGGCAGCGTTAGACATAGTAAATATGTATGAATTCGTATATCCAGTGCCTCCACTGTTTCCAGAACTAATGGCGTATGCGTTTCCGCAATTATTCGAATACATTACGAGTTCCCAGTAAATTGGCCTTGTTCCAGAAACAGAAATTGTAGGTTCCCAGGCATCCCATTCGCAGATATATTCATCGCCACCATTATAACTGGCATTGAAAGAAACTCCGGTTGCGTTACTTTTACCATAACCGTCAGACATTCTGATTGCACCACTTGCTACACCAAATAGTGTACGCACGCTTGCCTGGTTCATTGAAATCGTCGTGGTACCAGAAAGAGCAAGTTCTACGTTGACTGCATTGAGTGAAATCGCGCCTGATGATGGTAGTGCCATGGTAAATTAGATGATCTATTTATATACCAAAGAAAACAAGCTCGGACGAAAATCCGAGCTTGGTATTATCAAATGCCTAAACTTATCCAGCTGGTGGCGGAGTTGTCGGTGCAGGTGCTACAGGATCTGGTGTGGCAGGGGCCGCTGGTGACCATGGGAATGCACCCTCTGCGACTTCAGATGAGGCATTGACCTTCTCGTCGATCTGACGCTGAATCTGCTCGTTCACGTGCTCCTCGTATGGGCCAGTCACAACAGACTGAATCCACCCAAGAACGGTAGTCTCTGTGAGCTGCTCGAATGCCACGAAATTATTTGGATCGACCTGAGCGGGATCAAACGGAGTCGCTCCGGAGAATACGCCAGTGTGACCGTTTTCATCTGTGCCGGTCTTCTGCCAATATGTTTGA